GGCCATGTGCCAACTGAGAAATAAGAACTGCAAATCCAGCATCAATTGCCACTGATGGACTAGATCCATTTATGGATGCAAGAGCAGCAGAAGCACCAATCGAAATCAATGAAGCAAGAACAAAAACAGTTACTCTGGCCCACTTAGGAGCATAGAGCAACTTCGAAAGAAACGAAGTGCTTATCTGATCTTGCGGAAAGGTGTTTCTCACCCAATTGAATACAGCCCAGGCAAGAACACCTGATCCGCCAGCGATAATCCATTGCAAATTCGCAACAAACCACTCAGTAATTGCTTGTACGGTCATGGCAGAACACCAAATCCTTTCAAAAGAGCCTGTATACCAGCTAGTCCACTTATGCCAATCAAGGCACTAAAGACCCAGAGTGCCTTGCGAAATCCCTCAACTTCATTTGTCCACTTATTGATCTTCTCATTCAGTTCATGAAGTGAATCGTTGATGCTTTTCACTTGCTTGATGAGTCCTGTCTGACCGAGCGAGTCATTTCCAAGAACAACCTCTTTCAGATCGCTAACAGTTGAACTCATTGATTGGAAGTCTCGCTTGAGCATATCGAAATCCATTTTATCAATGAATGACTTGTTTCTCTGATTTGCAGCCACTTCACTCTCGACGGCTTGATTAACCATCTTTCGGACTGCTGCAAGTTGTTCTTCGTCAAATGAAACCATCACATTGTTTCCTCGTAGAAAGAATTAGAGTGTTTTGGCATACTCACGAATGTGATACAGTGCCTCTAACGCCACTTCTTCCCATGTTGTATTCGTTGCATCCCTGTAGCCCTGTGTACCCATATCAAGGAGTGTTTCCCGATTGTTGTACGCCCATCTCAAATGGTCAATGGCCTGATCGTAGTTCGGCTTCGTTACGAACAGTTCCATATTGAAGACGGCACTCATGCTCTCGCACTTCTCATGACTAAGACAATCAACAAGGAGTGCATTCTGTGGAGTAAGATATTCCTTCATTCCTGTGTTATTTGCTACAATCATCGGAAGTCCAGTTGCCATGGCTTCCTGCGGCATCAGGCCGTACCCTTCGCCACCTGACAGATAAATACCGACATCACCACCCTGGAGCCACTTAATCAAGTCCACTCTTCGCCACTCTTCCGAATGAATAGTGATGTCATCACGCACATTCCCATTCCAGGTGATAGTTCCTTGTGGCTTGATCCCATCTGTAACCTTGACCTCAAGTGTCGCATTTGGCAGATTGGCTCTCATGTAGGTCTTCATGGTATGAAGTAAGTTCTTCCGTGACATTAATCCATCACCCCAGGCCAAGACCTTAAATGGTTTATCATCATGAATCTCTCGCTCGACAAATCCATAGAGATCCTTATTGACCGCATATCCAACCTTGAACATTGGTGTCTTTACACCACTCTGTTCGAATAAATCATAGACGAACTGACTAGGAACCCAGACCAGACCAGCTCTATTGAGGACATGAGGCCACTCAGGTGGCATAGGGAAGGCTTCAAACATCGTGTGAAAGATAATATCTTCGCGTTTCTTTTCTCTCCCAATAAGAATTGACCGTGGTGGACTGACACAAACCGATACATCCCAATCAAATCCGGTGTGACTTACCATGGTTGCGCCAACATCAACGAATGAGTTGTAGAGTTCGCTTCCAATCATTCCGTACCCAGTGCCAGTTGTATCAATAATCGTGTGCCAGCCAATTTTGATATCGTCAGTCATCGCTGATCTCCTTACAATCCTTGCTTCTTTAATTCTTCTTCAGTCAGTTTCGTAAGCACTTCGCTTATCATCGTTTTTGGGAATTGCATCTTTTCCACTTGTAGGCCGATAAGGATGCAGATAGCTATTCCAACACAGATTCCCACTCCCAAACCGAACAGGAACATAATTATCATACAAAGTTCTCCGCCATGTGGATTTCCCACATTCCCCAATTCCAGCACCATCCGCTTGAGGGATCGGTTGCTGAGTATGGGCCAGTGTTTTGCTTGGCATAAATGAGTAACCCATTTCCACCTGTGATGGCTACGGTCTTTCGGTGAACTCGGTGAAGGTTTCCGTACAGCACCCGATAGAGCGATCGCGCATCAACCTCATCAAACCCATAACACAGGAACCGATATTGATTTTCTGTTTTCGGAACAGATGCGTCTCCAGTGAACTCACCATTCATGAAAACCAGTGTCTTACCTACTACGGGAGTCCAACCATCAGGAAGTCCTGGAGGGCCATAGATTCTTCCCGATGTTGCACTCACAATTGGGGCAAGAGTCTTGAGATATGTGTGCAGAAGTTCATTCTGGTCAACAAGTTCGGCAACGAGTACTGGCATTACTTGACCCCATCTGGAAAGAAGATGTTGCCTAGAACTGGGATTTTGACTTGTTCTTTGAGGAAGCCAGTCATTTCTTTCAATTTACCATAGTCAGCGACATCAGCCGTAATGTTTTGATTGAAAACGAACTTGTTGGCCCGAACTCCAGTTCCACTCTTCGATCTTCCTTTTCCTACTACGCGGATTTGGCCCTCGAGTGGCTTCGTAGTCGTCTTCCAAAGTCTCATGATGTTCTTCATAACCTTTGAATTCGCCAAAGCCAGTGAACGAGATAACCATGGATAGGCATAGAAGTTTCCTGATGGACGAACACCACCTCCTTTGATTGGAATAAGTGGATGCCAGCCAACTTCAAGGAATGTGCCATAATCAACCAGCCGACCGTTAATCTCAATTGGATCAACAAAAATTTCAACGGTTCTTAGGTATCCTCGACTGACCTTTCGGTAGTGAACCGCATCACCGAGTTTTCCGGTATCTTCCCAACTAAAGTTATGCTCAGGTTTACCATCTTCAGTTTTCTCGTTTCGATGGGGATGTGGCCCAGGCCCAATTGCTTTATGTTCAGACGATCCTACGAATCGCCTCACGTAGTCGATGACATCTACACCATACTGATCAAGTACCTGATCGTATAAGACTTGCACACTTTCAGGAATCTTCTTGAAATTCTGCACGTCATATTCGACATTGACTGAGAGTTGTAGGTTTTTTCGGCTGTCTCGTGCCATTAGGCTACTCTCCTGAGTTGGATCTGCCAGTGATGAAGTTCACCTGTTTCGTCCATGATGCCATTGATATCATATGGGCCAGCCTGGATAACTCTTCCGGTCTTCTTGTCTCGTACATTCTGAATACGGAAGGTGAGGGAGGCATTCATCTGATCTCTCAGTTCCTCAACCAGTTCTTGATTGATCACATAGTAATAAAAATCACTTGTCACCTGACCAAGAGTTCCTTGTATTTGCTGTTCTTGAGAAGAGACTGGGTAGAACCTCCCCTGAATATCCTGATGCACCACAACTGGGGTGTCATTCTGGAGGATACGGGAATGCCCATAACTTCCCGATGTAACTGTTCCACGTTGCATTTGGGCAATGTCACACAGGTTATTCAACATACTTCGGAGTACATCTTGCGTGCTCATGAAACACCAGTCATTGATTTGAGTGGCCTGAAGATAAATCCCTTGAGAAAGTCACACGCTTCTCCTGGAATTTCCTTCATTTCAGCAAGTGTGGCACTGTAAGAAACCGAGAACGACCCAATTGATTTGGACTGCACGCCAATACTTTCAGCACTTGCGACAATCCGAGCAATCCATGCGTTTGCTGCTGTCTGAACAAGCGTAGGAGCCGTTGCGGAGTATCCCCAACTGCCTGCTATTGTGATAGCTCGCTGTGGAGTGGCACTCCATTGAAAGTAAAGACCCTTATCCTTGCGAATGTCAATCCACATATAGCGACTGCCATGAGCGGGATAAAGGTAATAGCCGTCAGATGGAATGACCTGTCCATCACCATTGGTAAGAGTTGTTACACTAAGAATTGGTTGATGGAGCCAGAGTCGTCTGCGATCTTGCCAATCATACTGATGGGTTTCGGTTGAGGCATAGAATTTTTGACGGCAATACAGGTCGATCCGGCGAGAAACCGGATCGATAAGCATTGCAATAGCTGCCTTTTGTTCTTCACTTGTATCCGAAAGTTGTATGTACCGAAGCACATCTTGCACATTCGTATACAATTGGGGATCAGCCATGATGATTACCCATTTCTTGGTGGTCTACCCCGAGGCCGAGCTACGATGACCGGAGGAAGATTGGCCTCGCCATCATCGCCATCTTCACCGAAGGTATCTTCCGATTCCTTAATTGGATCTTCTTCGGGTTCGCTTACATCATCGTCAGTAGCGACACGGACATTCCCAAGTGCAATCATCTTATCGACATACCAAGCCGAGCATATGTCAACAATCTGACCTTTCTTGGCTTCAACCACATCCACAAGATTCGCTCGTGCATACGTGCCACTTACGAGAATTTTAACTCTTGCTGATGCATTCGCCATACAAAACTCCTAGAAGATTATATTGGGCCATGAGTTTATCATGGCCCAGAATTGCCATCATCTCTAGCCGTCAAGGTACACTTTCTCGGTGAACTTTGCTGGCTGTGTAACTGGCATCTCACGCGCACGCCATGCGAAGAAGAAGGTCGTTGCAATCGTTGCCGTGCCACCTGTTGAGGTCAAAGCAACTGCCACATAGCGAAAGCCATTTGCCGTATCAAGCATGGTATTCTCCACCTCGACAATCGCAAACTTGTTGTCATTTGCACCAGCCAATACGGTTCCCGTGATGGCGGCACCAGTGATGTTCTTGCTTCCTGTGCCAGCAGCAGCAGTTGCCTGAACTACTTGCATCGTTACCGCTGTATCATCAGTTGCGCCAACCAATCGAAGGAATGCGAATCGTTCATAGGGACTGACATCAATGTATGATGCTGGTACGGTTGCATCAGCCGCATTTGCAACTGGCAACTCAACCACATCAACATAAATGTCTTGTGAAAAACGTCTCATATCCATTAGAAATACTCCTTAAAATGAATCGACTATGGAAGTTTGTGGTATAATAGATATACTATTTAACCTACCACAGAAAGGTAACATGTCATGCGACTTTGCCAAAATCCCAATTGTGGAAATGAATTAATCCGCCGAGGAAATGAACCAGAGAGACGGTTCGAAGGACGACAGTTTTGTTCCAATAAATGCGCTCGTGCTTGTCGTCCAGTTGAAGTATATGAGGAAATTGCAAAATCAAGAAAAAATTTCGAAGAGACGGAAGATGGGAAGAAATCCAGAAAATTAACAACTAATGGAAGAAAGAAATGGTTCAGTGACAATCCAGAAAAGTTTCAAGAAATGGTCAGAAAACAATCAGAGTCTAGGAACGCCAATGGATATGCAGAAAAGATGAGCAATTGGGCAACTGACTTCTTCAAGACCGATGAAGGGCAGAAACGAAAAGAGAAGTACAGGGAAATGTATTCAGGTAAGATTCGCCCACCAATCATTCGAGACAATATGAAAATTGGACTTAGAAAGTATTGGGATAGCCCTGAAGGAATTAAACATCGAGAATCTATTTCGATCCGAATGACTGACGATCTATCCGAACCACCATATGGGCCTGGGTGGAATGATGCTGCATTTCGAACGAGAGAACGTGATGGACAGTGTGTCATCTGCGGTCAGGAAAGAGAAACCAGAGGTTCCACTGATAAGGATGGAAAACGATCACTATCTGTCCACCACATCTATCGTAAGCGAATGTTTGGATACATTCCAGGGCAAAATGATAATTATAAATGGGCAAACAATCTTGCCAATTTAGTTACACTTTGCTCGATATGTCATGGCAAAGTCGAAAGACATGTTGTTAATGTACCAATGATCTACCAACAGAACGCGGATCTACTTTGGAATGAATTTCTATCAGGACGGAATTAAGATGCCGCTATTTCGAGGCAAACAAAATTCCATTTTTCTATAGGCTGTGCGCCCAAACGTCGGCGGAGCACGTAGTACACAAGGTTCTGACGTGCCGTTGAAGCGTCTAGGAACCGCTCTACGGTCATACCAATACGATCGTAGATATGATAGCCACCTGGGTTGCCAAAGATAAGTGGGAACGTTCCTGCCGCAACTGAAGGCATCGTCTCTTGCTCAAGGGTTGGGTATCCAAGCAATTCAGTTGGTCGCCCTGTATCGCCGCCATTGTACTGGTAAGGATTCCAGTAGTAGAGACCCGAGCTATTTAGCTTGGCAATCGCCTCGTAGGTGCTCTTGTTGCCAATCCAGACACTCCCTGTTTGGCGATACTGTGCATCAAGACCATAGGTCACACCAATCAGGCCATTCCAGGTAATAAGGTTTGCGTCAAGGCTGGCCTTGCGAGTGAGGCTATTCGAGTTTGCCCCACCTGGAAGAAGACCCAAAGGCTTACCAACACCATCACCAGTCAGGAAGGCATTATCCTCATCAATGGCTGTCGCCTCAGCAAACTTCTTGCTCAAATACCCCTCAATGTCAAAGGCACTGTCTTCCACGTTGTTACGCGAAAGTGGTGTCTCTGCCATGTAGGTGTAGATTGGAATGCCCCTCATCCCGAAGGTGAAGTTCGTTTCAGCAGCACCAGCGACAGGAGTCTCATCAACCCACTTGCCACGTACCCCAGTTGTGTACTGTGTTCCGCCACCTGTGATCTCCGGTACTTCAACCCGATCACGACTCGTGGTGTTCTGGGTTGCTCGACCCCGCATAACGGTCATACCGCGCATGCGCTCAACGACCTTCATCTGAAAGTCAACCGGAACCACGTAGCCACCAAGTGTACCAGCAGCCTCAACCATGGTTGCCTTGAGTGCATTCAGATCGTCCCAACCCTCATCAAGGCTTGCCTTGACCATGGATGGGTTCATGATCACTTCACGGAGCAGGCGAACGTCGTCACGGTGCATTTCATCATGGCCCTGGCGAAGGTAGGTCTTGAATGCCTTTTTCTGCGCCCAGAACTTCTGCTGATAGCTGTCACCATGCAGATCAGTTAAGACTGCCTTGATGCTCTCTTCGGCACTGCCATAACGAATCTGATAGGCTGCACGCTGACTTGCTGGAGTCTTATCATCACTGACTGGAGTTGTGATTGCCTTGATTACGCCACCTGTCAGATCAGTATCCTGACCTGGAAGTGGAGGGCGAACTGGCTCAGGGATCAGTGCCTTGGCTGACTGCAATTCAGCCTGCATTGCCAAGCGTGCCTGAAGATCCTGTACCTCGATCTGGAGTGCTTTCGCTGCTTCCAGTGTACCAGTTTCAAGAATGGCCTCCCATTCCTTAAACTTAGTTTCCAACTGCTGTCTTAGGCTCATTGTATTCCTGCCTCTAGTTTTGCTTTTTCTAATTGCATTCGCAGTCGCATACGTTCACGTTCTTCATTTTCTTGACTGGCATCGACAGTTTTCACTTCGCTACCCTTCTCGGATACTGCTTTGGTGTCTACTGCCTGTTCCTTGTATGGGAAATCCAGACCGCTTTCCGTATATATCGCCTTAAGCACTGACACCGGATAGTCAATTCGTTGTCGCCACTCAATCGGACTTGGCGACAACGAACCTTCCGCCAGTGTCCAGCGCTCAATCTCACCAGATTTATTGACCTTCCTTGATGCTGGCACGGCCCCACTTGACGATCCAAGTGCGCCCGACTTTACCAGCTTGAGGATAGTGTCCTTATATTTCGAAGCCTTCTCCAATTGAGATTCGGCCCAAATGCCAATGTCATCAGGAATGAGTGTGTCGTATAAACCGACGACTTCACTCCCTATTGTCTTATCTGCGCCATGATGGTACAGCGTCGGTATTTTTCCGACTGCGTTAAAGATATTGAACATATCTTCTGTTTTAGGAGTAAACCACTCACCTTGGAGATCTTTTCGATCCTTATTTCCCCAAATAACAAGGTAGTGACCAATACGATCCTCATCAATGGCCTTCACGGAATGAACCCAGAGATCAAAGTCAGGAATAGCTTTTAATGCCCATTCCGTTTCAACCTGTTGCCAACTGTTTTTGTCAGCAAAGGTAATTGCATCTTTCGAAGTAGTGTAGGTTACTTTCATGTAACACATACCGCACTTCACAATGATGTAACCTTCATATACTGACTGGACATAGGAATAATCTGGCGAAGACATGTCATAGCTGTTCGCACGAGGGAATTGCTTATAGAAAGACGATCGAACATTATCAATCGTTTCATCAAGTGAAATGGCTTTGGCATTGTCTGTAATGACCGCACTCCCAACTGGGAGGGTGTCATTTGGATTAGCTTCCTGAATGTCTGGAACGTTTGTGGCAGGATCGCCATCATCACCATCATTCATGCCAAGCTGTTCAAGAATATTCTCAAGCTCATCAATCTTAATTGCGGCTTGTTTAAGGAGATTGCGGTCATTGGAATTATGTCTGCTTCCAGCTTTCACTGCCATAGTTTCGCCTTGTACTTTCTCCCATAGTGGTAGTACCCAAGCCTTAGCTGCGTTTCCGCCCCATAGGTTCCAAGTAATCCATTCAGGGTTATCATCACTCTTTGCTGCTTCATCTATGGAGTGATTCGTAAAAAATCGCGCCATACGACTAAGGGTTGGAACGGGAATATTCTCACCATCAGAAATCATTTGAGCACGAGCAATATCAATTGGGCTACCTCCAACACCATGGTGTTTGCGAAGATCTAGTCCAAGTCTTGTCGCAATCTTAACTTCTTTTGGTGGTGAATAGCTCATTACTTTGTCCCATTCTTCTTTCGTGTCTGCCAAGCCCTCTTAACGGCATCCGATCGACTAGACTTTGGGCCATCTGATTTTGCCTTGGCTTCACGATCTTTTACTACTTGATTGGCAATGTCCCTGAGCGATCCACCCGATCTATTAATAGAGGCAATATCATCACTCATATTGCCGCCTTTTCCTAAGGATATGATATTCTGAATATCGCTAACTGCCTTTCTTCGATCGCCCTCAGCAGCGCCACGAGCAGGGCCATTTAGTTTATCAATACGTTCTATTTTTGATGCCTCTTTGCCCCATGCTCGACCAATCTTATTTCTCGCCCCTGTCTTCTCACGATCGCCAGTTTTTGCTGCTTTACCCTTCGCCATTATGATCCTCCTCTTGCACCACGTATACGAGTTTCCCAACCTTTTTTAACGGCATCACTTCGACTGGATGAAGCGCCACTCCCACCACGACCACTGCCCTTTGGTCGGCCCTTCTTGTAGTTTTCCTGAAACTTAGCTTTATCAAGAGCTGCTTTCTCAACTGCACGAGCAGTCTCAGCAACGGTTCCGCCAACTGACACTTTCTCAAGTGCCTTATCTCGTTCAGCCTTTGTCAGTCCAGCTTTTGAGGCAGCTTCATCGGCCTTTTAGCATACTTATCTTGACGAGCACTTTCATCT